TCGAGTACGATGTCGGCAATCTCGAAACCGATCCCATTAAAATCGCCGCGGAAGCGCAAGCTTATCGCGAACTGATCCTGCGCGCCCGTGTTAACGATGCGGCGCGGGCCAATCTTCTTTATTTCGCGAAAACGTCCGATCTCGATCATGTGGGTGCCGGCCACGAGCCGCCAGTCACGCGCATGGCCGATGAAGATGACGAGCGGTTCCGCCTGCGCATCTGGCTAGCCGGACAGGCGCGTAACGCGGGTTCGCGCGAGCGCTACCGGATGGTCGCGCTCAATGCCGATATCCGTGTCGCTGATGCGGTTGCCTATCGTCTGGGACGGGATCCCGCCGTTCATGTTGCGCTGCTGTCGAGCGACACGGGCGGTGTTGCCGACGCGGCTCTGATCGCCACAGTCGAGGCGGCTTTCGAAACCGACGAAAACAGGCTGGTCAATGGCGCGGTCGCGGTGCGCTCGGCGGTCACCGCCATTGTCGATATCACTGCGTCGCTGACACTGACACCGGCAACCCCGTTAACGGTTTTGCCTGGCATCGAGCAGGGGTTGCGGGCCGCCTGGGCCAAGGAGGGTGGTCTGGGGCGCGATCTGACCCTGCAATGGATCCGCTCCAGGCTTCAGGTGCCCGGCGTCTACGCGGTCGAGATCGCCGAACCATCCGGCGACACGATTGTACCGCCTTATGAAGCCGTATCGCTTGGCACGGTTTCGCTTGTTGTAGCCGCCAGGAACGTGTGAAGGGACGTTTGACATGAGCGAAGCCATCGGACTGATGCCGTCAAACGCAACACCGCTGATGCGCGCTCTCGATATGGCAATCGCGCCCGAACTGCGGGTTTCGGACGGCATCGACACATTAGTCAATGTGAAGAACCGCCGGCTTCCCTCTTTCCTGCCGTTTCTCGTCTGGGAATATGGTCTCGCGGCCTTGGAACCCTATGTGGCCAATTCATACATTCTGCTCGACGAAGGACGTATCTGGCAGATCGAACGGGATACCATGGCTGCCATCCATCGCGCGCTTGGCTGGGTGGATCACGCGGGAACAATCGCCGAAGCACCAAAGCGGCGCCAATGGTGGAACGCTTTCCAGATATATCTCGTGGATTTACCCGCGGCTGACGAACCGGATCTCGAGGCAATCGAGCGGGTCGCGGAACTCTCGGCGCCATTGCGCTCGGATTTTCGCCGCGGGGTTCATCTCTACGATGCCGGGGCGATTGAGACCGCCTGGTCCAGGCTCGATTCCACAAAACTTTCGAGCGAAAGCGGTGTCGCGCTTCACGATAACGGTCCGCTCTGGTCGTTCGGCCGGATTCACGAGATCGACCATGTATTGAGCGAAGCGGAGGGAACTGCACTCGGCCACTGGATCGAGTCGGATCCGGGTGGACTGCAATGGGACAACGCGGCGATTGCCTGGGATGAGGCCGATTTCACCTGGGAAGCTGAAGGTGTGGCGGTGCGCCTTGACGTCATGGCGTCATGGTTTGCTGGCCGCACGGTCCACGCCGCCCTGTATCGCGGCGATGACACCGTAATCGGATATCGCCGTGCGCGTTGCGTGCGCCCCGCGATTGCCGAGGCCGGCGGTCCTTATACGTTTGCCGGTGTCGCCTACGCGCCCTCGGACAATCCGGAGCTCGTGATTGTGGAGATCATGACGGATTTCGGTGACGGGGTAAGCGACGGGTTGAGCGAGGATGTGGCGGCGATCGGTCTGGTGATCGATAGCGACACCGCCCCAGGCGCGCGGGAGGGGCGGCTATGGCTTGGACCCGATGAGCTTATGGGCGGCACGGAAATCGCCAGGTCCCCGGCCGCCTTCACCCTGCGCAAAACAGTGCGTGAGCATATCAAATTCAGATTGAGGTTCTGATCCATGGCCAATGAACACCCCTCCGGGCTGCCCAACACCTTCGACCGCGCGACAAACAATCCCGATTGGCAGGGTGTTGTGTTTACCGAGGAGCGGTTTTTGCAGGGCGCGGAACTCAATGAATTGCAGACCATTGCGCGCAAGCGCCATGACCGGCTCGGCCGCCTGGTCGCGGCCGACGGCAATCGCGTCGAGGGCGCATCAGCGATTGTCCAGAAGGATCTCGGCAATGTCATTCTGACGGCGGGCAAGATCTATATCCAGGGCGACGTGCTGCCCGTGGAGCAAGCAGTTCTGGCCGATGTGGCGATGACCGGCCGCGTCGAGATCGGCGTGCGCATAACGCGGTCTTATCAGACCCATGAAGACGATCCGGATCTCACCGGTCCCGTCCCGGGTTCGCTGGCCGAGGGCGAACCCGGCGCGGCGCGCGAATCCGTGTCCATTGCCTGGGCGCAAAGCGGCGACGGGGGTGCTGGCGAATTCGTGCCGGTCTATGTTTTGCAGGACGGCACCATTCTCGATCAGAGCGATCCCGCCGTGCTCGACGGCTATGCCCAGGCCATTGCCGTCTATGACCGCGACGCCCATGGTCATTATATTGTGCGCGGCTGCCAGGTCACCGCGCTCGGCAAGGCGGGCGTTGACCAGGTTTTTTCAATTTCACAGGGCATCGCCAACATCTATGGTTTCAAGGTCACGCGCACGGCGGCTTTGCGCTTTGCCGAGCCCGAGGACTGGGATGTCGAGACGGTCGATGGTGAGCCCCATATCTATAACGACGATGCGGGATCGTGCACGATTTCTCTGGCGCATACGCCGATCGCGTCTGTCGCCAATGTGCTGATCACCAAGGAGACCACGGAGAATGTGGTGCGCGGCGCGACAAGCAACGGATCCGATGCGCTTGGGTTTACTGGCGTCACGGAAATCCTGTCAGTGACCCAGGGCGGCACGACCTATCAGGCAACGACCGACTATGTCCGCGCCGGCGACGCGGTCGACTGGTCGGCGGCGGGCGACGAACCTCAGCCTGGATCGAGCTATGCGGTCACCTACCGCTATCTCGACGCGGTACAGCCCGACAATGTCACCGATACGACTGTTACGGTCGCAAACGGCGTCGACGGCGAGACGGTGATCGTCAGTTACGATTTCAAGCTGCCGCGCCTCGATGCGCTGTGTCTGAACCGGTTTGGCGAAGCGGTCTATGTAAAAGGCATTTCGGCGCGGGACAATCTCATGCCGCCGGTCGCGCCCGCCGATCTGTTGCCGCTGGCCACAATCGCCAATTCCTGGACCGGCAAGCCTACAGTGACCAATGACGGTGTGCGCGCGGTTAATTTCGCCGAGGCGTGGCGCTATTATAACCGGATCCTCGACCATGAGCGGCTGATCCAGCTTGAGCGGCTGAAATCCGCGATCGATCAGCGCGAGCCGGTCGCCAAAAAAGGAACCTTTGTCGATCCCTTTACCGACGACACCTATCGCGACCAGGGCGAAGCGCAGAATGCGGCGATTGGAGGCGGCGTTATGGAACTGGCCATCGATCCAACGTTTCATGTCGCGGCGCTCGCCGAACCCGTAATGCTCGACTGGGTTGAAGAGGTCATCGTCGCCCAGGAGCTCGCCACGGCCTGCGAGGCGATCAACCCCTATCAGAATTTCACACCGATCCCGGCGTCCCTCGCGCTCGATCCACCAGCCGATTTCTGGGTGAGCACGCAAACCGAGTGGACGAGCGCGCAAACGGTTGAATTCAACCGCGGCGTAAACCGCAGCTTGCCGATCGTTGGCAGCGCGACGACAGAGGAACTTGTGGATCATCGCGAGGAACCGGCCGAATTCCTGCGCCAGATCGGCGTCGATTTCACGATTGCCGGGTTTGCGCCGGGCGAGGAACTCACGGAATTGAGTTTCGCAGGCGTCGATGTCACGCCTCCCGGGCCGCTGACAGCCGGACCGGACGGCGGCATAACAGGCTCACTCGTCATCCCTTCAAATGTGCCGGCCGGATCGGTCAGCGTGATCGCCAGGGGCAGCGGATCGAGCCAGGCGTCGGCGCTGTTTACAGGCTCCGGACTAATCGAAACCGATATCATGCGCCGGGTGACAACGCTGCGGCGCGATACCACCACTGTGGCGGGCAGACTTGACGCCATTGGCGGGGCGGTCGGTGTCGGGGCATCAGGCGGCGCCGACCCCCAGGCGCAGACCTTCGCATTGCCCGAAACACGGCAGATCGCCGGTATCGACTTCAAGCTCTGCGCGGTGGGCTCGGAAACCAATCCGATCCTGGTCGACCAGGTCGGCGTCGAGACCGGCATTCCGACGACGCGGATCGCGGCTGAAGCCTTCGTGGCGATGGCGGGTGCCGCTGTCGGCTGGAAGGCGGCGCGCTACAATCTCCCCGTCCTGGCGAATAGCGACCGGCACCATGCCTTTGTCATCAAGACCGACGACGCATCCCACGCCATAGGCATCGCCCGGCTCGGCGATTACGATTTCGAGGCCGAGAGCTGGGTGTCGGCGCAGCCCTATTCGGTTGGCGTTCGGCTCTCGTCTTCCAACGCGGAAACCTGGACCCCGCATCAGGACAGCGACGTCAGCTTCCGCATCGTGGCGGCGAAATTCACAAATCCAACGAAGACAGTACCGCTCGGCTCGTTCGATCTGGTTGACGCGAGCGACTTGTCAGTGCGCGCGGGAATCGAATTGCCGTCCGCCGATTGTTCGGTCCGTTTCGAGATCGTCCGCGCCAACGGGCAGGTCTGGGGGCTGCGCCCCTATCAGGTGCTGCAATTGAGCGAATATGTTACCGAGACGGTGCAGTTGCGCGCCGTGCTGACGGGCACCGAAAAGCTCTCGCCCATCCTCTACGCGCCGGTCATTCTGGTGGCAGGCAAGATCCGGGCAAGCGGCACCTATGTGAGCCGCGCCTTCAAGCTCGGCGCCGGTGTGCGGCTCACCAGTTACATGAAGGCCAGGCTGCCGGCCGGATCGTCGTTATCGGTCGAATACGATCATGCCGACGGCAACTGGCTGGCGCTGCCGCTCGTTGAAACCGAGGCCCTCGCCGACCCGGCCTGGGTCGAGGAAAAGCATGAGGCAAGCGCGATTACCGCAACCGAAGGCCGGATGCGTCTGACGATCACCGGCGGGCCGGACGCGCGCCCGCTCATTGGCGATCTCGGTGCGGCGGTGATGTAGAGCATAATCCGACCGGAGTGAAACGAGGATCGACAAGATTATGCGGCAAAAACAAACAGATAGAGCGCCGATCCGATGCCATCGGATCGAATTGCGCTCCAGGAGGGCATAATGGCGACGACAGCGAACCGGAATTACCCGCTTCTGACCGGCACCTTCAATATCTCGGTCGATTACGGCTCGATCAACACGTCGTTTGGCGCGATCGATGCGGATATTGCCGCGATTCTTGGGATGTTTCCGGGCAAGGCGGATGTCGGCCATGGCCACGCAATCGCCGATGTTGGTGGATTGCAAAGCGCGCTCGATGGCAAGGCGGGGACGGGCCATGCGCACGCATTCGACGATCTCACCGATGTCAGCGGCGCGGCGGGTGCTGCCAACGGATATATGCTCATAAAAACGGCGACCGGATGGGTGCCGTCGTCGGTGGCGGATGCGGCGCTGCAAGGTCCAGAAGGTCCCCAGGGGCCGATGGGGCCTGAGGGCGATCCCGGACCGGCGGGGCCGCAGGGGCCACAAGGCCCGGCCGGACCGCAAGGGCCGGAGGGTGATGCGGGAGCCGCGGGACCGGCTGGGCCGCAAGGTGACACGGGCGTATTGAGCGTCAACGTCAACAAGAATGTGAGTGGCGGAACCGGAGACGTGACCGTCACCCTCACTTGGGACACGGAGGCGGACTTGGATCTCTACGTAACCGATCCGAACGGCGAGACAATATATTGGGACGATGAGAGAAGCGCCTCGGGAGGCGAGCTGGATGTGGACG